AACGCAATGACCGAACTCAATCAGAGCACTGCACTTGCCGCACCCGGTGGCTATGATCCGTTTGCCGCTTATGGCCAGGAGGCCTCGAACGCCGGCGCCTTCCTGAAATTCTCCAAGGGTGAATGGCAGTCCGGCCAGAACGCCGAGGAAGTCCCTCTCGGCCGTCGCCTCGCGGCAAACATGGATGAACTGTCGATCGGATGGATCCGCTGGGCGGACGGTAAGCCGGCAGAACGCCGGATGGGTTTGCTGGCGCAGGGCTTCAAGCCTGAGCCGCGTGACGCTCTCGGCTATTCCGACCAGGCGCTGTGGGAAAGCGATGAAGAGGGTCGCCCCAAGGATCCTTGGACGATGACCAACGAGCTGCCGCTGGCGGATCCCGGCGACGGTGAGCAGATGACGTTCGCTGCCTCGAGCAAAGGCGGCATCGGCTGCATCGGCAATCTCTGCAAGTCCTACGCCCGCGCACCGCAGCGCCGGGAAGGGCTGGTGCCGGTGATCGAACTCGGCCGCGATAGCTACATGCACCCGGTCTACAAGAAGACCTACGTGCCGATGCTCGCGATTGTCGACTGGGTCGCGAACGGCTCGGTGCCGGTGCCCCAGCCGGACGGCGGTGACGAAGACGAGAAGCCGGCAGCAACCGCGAAGACCGCTGCCGGCAAGACCCGCTTCTAACAGACCTACCATCCCCGCCCGGGTTGCAGCCTGGGCGGGGACAGCCTCACACCGACCGGGGATGGCCAGTGCGCGATCAGGACTACACCACTGCCGCTGACTTTTTGAAGCGCCTCTTTGGGGAGACGCTTCATAAGGTGGAGCTGCGCGCATGCGGCAACACGCGCGATCGCGGCGCCGTATCTGTTTTCACGCGCGAACCAAACGTGTTCGATAGTTTCTGCCGCAAGCATGACATGCCCGGCACCGGAACCTATTTTGGCGTCTGCACCCGCGGCGATTGGAAGAATGCCCGCGGCGAATTGTCAGGCGGCAAGGACAATGTGGTCGAATGTCCCGCACTGTGGGTGGATATCGACTGCGCAAAGGCCGGCATCCCCGGCAAGGCTGCGCTCGACGCGCTTTCGTACCTGCCATTCCCTCCTTCTATCATCATCAACTCAGGCGGCGGTTTGCATGCATACTGGGTGCTCGAGGAAGCGCTTGATGTAAGCGACGGCCACTATGCGATGGCGGAAGCGGCGTTGCGCCAGCTCTCGCTCGTTCTCGCTGGCGATATGGCATGTGCCGAAATCGCCCGCATAATGCGGCTTCCTGGCACTGCCAATTCCAAGGATGCAACGCGCGCCCTGAACGATGGCGAGCCGGTCACGGTCGAGATTCTCGAGGACACCGGCCGCGTTTATGACTTCGAAGCGCTGTGTGAATGGCTGGGCGAGCAGCGCGCCGTGCTGCACAGTACGGCACCTATCGCGCTGCGGCCGGTTGTCGATACCGATCCATTCGTGGCCTATGCCAAGTCAGCCGGGTATGAGCCTGCCGTCGATATAGATGCGGCGCTCGCCGCGATGGCTCACGGCGCCACGGGCGACAACTCGATCCACCAGACACAACTTCGCGTCTCGATGTCGATGATTGCTCGAGGGTACGAGGATGACGAGATCGTCGCCCGTATCCTGGCGGCGACAGAATCAGCCGCGCCCGGCGATGCAAAGTGGAACTGGGGCCGCGAAGAAGCGACAATCCGTCAGATGGTCTCGAGCGGGCGCGGCAAGGCCGCTGTGCGTGAGGATCGGCCAGCGCGCGCGCAGCCGATGAGCAACGGCAATGCAGCGCTCAAGCTGGTGCATGACGCTGATAAGGAGCCGAAGCGTGAGGCGAAGGCGAGCGTCAAGAAAGCGAGCGCTGATAAGCCGGATGAAATTGTAATCTTGGGCGGAGCCGCACTCGCTGCTTGGCAAGACCGCTACGGGCCCATCCAGCATAGCAACGGCTTGTCGTACACGTATCGCGACGGTGTTTGGCTAGAATGGTCTGACGTTCACGATCAGATCCTGCGCATCATCATGCAGGAGGGATGCGAAAAATTGGGCATATCGCCCAAGCCTTCAGTAATCAGCGCAGCTGCAATGTATTTCCTAAATCGGCCTGAAATGTTCGTCGATGGGGTGGTTTTCGATCAAGGCAACATCATAGTCGCCGGTGATGGGGTGCTTAACCTCGACAACATGGGGATAGAGCCGCACTCGCCAGACCATCAGGCATCGTACAAGATCGCTGCTGATCTTGATGGTAGCAAAGCTTGCCCAGCTTTCTTGAATTTTCTCGCCGCAGCGTTTGCTGATCAACCCGAAGACCAAATTGGCGGTATCATCCAGGCCATTCAAGAATGGTTTGGAACATGCCTCATTAAGCATCGCCCACGCGGACTGATGAAGGGCATGCTTGTTTGGGGCGCCAGCCGCACTGGCAAAACACAGCTATCCGAAATCCTGCGTAGCCTTCTAGGGCCGCTGTCTACGGTTGCTACGTCTGTTGCCGACATTGGCACCGACTTCGGTCTCCAATCACTAGTGAATGCTCGAGCATGGATTGCAGACGATGCAGTCGGTCAAGGTGAAACGCTTGACGCAGAGCGCTACAAGAAACTCATCACCGGCGAGCAGATCGGTGCGCGGATCAAGAACAGCGGCGACAGACAGATCCGGTTCGGTCGCCCGGTCATGCTCACTATGAACAACCTGCCGCGCATCAAGGACGGCTCTCTCGCGGTTTATAATCGGTCGATGATGGTCAAGATGACCGTCGTGCGGCCTGAGGATGCGCCAGAGCCGGTAGGGTATAACAGCATCGCCGCCAAGATCATCGCAGAAGAACTGACAGGCGTGCTGTGGTGGGCGATTGAAGGATGGAAGCGGGCATCAGCACGCGGACGGTTCGCCGAGCCGGAATGCATGCTCGAGGCGGTCCGCAGTCTACAACGCAGCAATGACGCTGTGCGGGCATGGGCGGAGGATGGCGTCATTGAAGACCCAAGCCACAAGGTAGCCAAGGCCGATCTCTTCGCCGCTTTTGCCGGGTGGTATTTCCTTGAGAACGGCGCCGGCAAGAACCCTTGGTCGCAAAACGGCTTCATCAAAGCGCTGAAGAATGTCTGTCCTACTGTCGGCGAACAGAACGCTGCGGTCCGCTACGTCACCGGCATAAAGTTGACCGAAGAAGGTGTCCAGCACTGGCAGACCGATCAGGAGCGTGACCTAAACCGCGTTGCGACAAAGACGATGGAGCCCGTCTTTATCAACCAGTCCTTCAGCTCGTCCCATGCTCAGCGCGGCCGCGCAATCGATCTTGATGACCGGACCCCAAGGTTCTGATGCAAGACGCAAACGCTCTTTTAGCCGTCTCGCAAAGCGTCTTGCTGGGCGTCTTGCTGTCATGGTCGCAGCACTCAGCCGCGCTGGCAAGCACACGCATCATAGTCAGCAAGACGCTTTGCGAGATCAGCAAGACGCTCAGCAAGACGCATTTTTTAGCAGATCGTCTTGCTGTTCCTGTACCGTTTGCAAGCAAAATCAATAACTTATTCATTCAGCAAGACCAGCAAGACGGGAGATTTAAATGAATAGCTCTCATGTGCGCACACGCACACGCGCACACACACACGGATGTGGCGAACAAGCGTCGAAAAGCCGTCTTGCTCGTCTTGCTGATGAGATCGTCGGATACCGAGTTGGCGATAAATCTGGCCATCGGTATCCAGTCACAGCTCGGTTTCCGCATGGATATTTCTCGTACCATGACGGGCGCCCCCGGTGCCTTTGCTGCGGCTGCTTGAAATGCCGGGAAGCGCAGTCGTGACCGACGGCGCGGTGAGCCGTTGCCTCGCGCTGGTTGGGCCGGCCGAGAGTGCGTTCCGCAGCCGCTGGCGGCTGTCCACGCTAGCCCGCGTCAATCCAGAATTGCATCAGATGCTGCTTGAGCAGATCGATCTCTACAACGCTGCTGTTGTGACCGGCACCGACAAGGAGGCTCAGATCCAAGCTGAGGCGATGGTGCGTGGTTGGCGTGCTGCCTGCGCTACGCTTGAGGGTCCAGGTCTGCCTGATGATGCCTATCTGATGGGGTTTGATCACAACACCGGCACACGCGTCGTTGTTTCCGATCAGCTCGCGTCCGTGGCTCGCATCCAGTCTTTAGCTGGTGAGCGTGTCGTGATGGTTACGCCTGACGAGGTTGCGCGCATGGTCGCCGGCATGGCGGTGATTGCCGAGGCAAAGCAGTTCTTCCCGGATACCGAAGTAATGTCGTTGGAGTCAGCAGCATGACCCACCCCCTAGCCGCCCTCGGCTTCCGCTACGTCAAGCGGCAGGGCTGCACGTTTTGGACACCGGCTTGCCTTGTGCAGGCTGGGGATGAGGTTTTGGAGATTGAGGTATGACCCAAGATGAAACCATCATTGCGCTGTGCGATGCGCTAAATGAGTCCCGGGCGCTACGGGATTGGGAGGCTGACGCGCTCGATGCTGCGATACGACGGCAGAGCACGGCCACGGTTCGCCCCTGTGCCTGGACCCGAGCCGAGGAAGCCGCATTGATCGCGGCACGCACCAGCGGCGTACCTTCGGCAAAAATCGCAAAGGTGCTTGGTCGGTCGATTGGTGCTATCGATATCCGCATGCATGAACTTCGTAAGCGTGGGATGGTGGAAGGGGTGGCGGCGTGAGTGACCGCGGGCGCCCAACCGATTATCGGGATGAGTTCATAGGCCAAGCGCAAAAGCTGTGTCAGCTTGGCGCTACGGATATTGAGCTGGCGGATTTCTTTGAAGTGGATGTATCGACCATCTATCGCTGGAAGCACGCCCATCCAGATTTTTGCGAGGCAGTCCGCGCGGGGAAGGACACGCTCGATGATCGTGTTGAGCGGTCGTTCTATAATCGGGCGGTTGGATATACATACGATGCGGTCAAGATCTTTATGCCTGCTGGCGCTGACGCACCGGTCTATGCGCCTTACCGCGAGCATGTTCCTCCGGACTCCGGCGCGGCCCTAAACTGGCTGAAAAATCGCCGTCCTGAGCATTGGCGCGACAAGACTGTGGTGGAGCATGAACTGCCCAAGGACATGAGCGAGTGGCTGGGGGAGCGCTAAGCGCCTCAGAGCGTGAGTTCATGTCCCGCATGATGGTTCGCTTTCCTGATAAGCTGTCGCGTCTCAGGGGAGGCTTCTACGACATCAAGGACAAGCAGGGGAGGCGCGTACCTTTCCGCATGAATGAGGATCAGGAGGAGTTTATCCTGAACCGGTGGAAGCTGGATATCATCCTCAAGGCCCGGCAACGCGGCTTCACGACGGTTATCCAGCTAGATATGTTAGACGACTGCCTGTTTATATCTGATCTCTCGGCCGGTGTGATCGCGCATAATCTCGTAGATGCGAAAGCGTTCTTTCGGGACAAAATCAAATACGCCTACGACCACCTGCCATCGACGTTTCGCAAGATACGAGCGGCTGACAATGACAGCGCGGAGAGTTTGAGGTTTAACAATGGGTCTAGCATCCGGGTAGGCACGTCGCTGCGGTCAGGCACGTTGCAACGCCTGCACGTTTCTGAGTTTGGTAAGCTGTGCGCCAAATATCCTGAACGTGCCACAGAGGTCGTCACTGGCGCGTTTAATACGGTTGCGGCTGGACAGGTCATCACCGTAGAATCGACCGCAGAAGGCCGGGCTGGCGAATACCACGATATGGTCAAGACTGCCCGCCACCTACAGGAGGAAGGCCGCACGCTAACCGACCTCGACTTCAAGTTTCACTTCTACCCTTGGTGGCGGGATGAAGGATACGCGCTAGATGCAGATGTCGTCGAAACCGTTGAGATGGCCGATTACTTCTCAAAGCTTGAGGCATTGGGGATCACGCTCAAAAGACAGCAACGCGCCTGGTATGTGAAGAAGGCCGGGCAACAGGGCGACAAGATGAAACAGGAGTTCCCGTCAACGCCAGATGAGGCGTTCGAGGCTAGTGTTGAGGGCGCATACTTCGGCCCTCAGATGCTTAAGCTGCGCGCTGAGGGTCGGATATGTCGCATCCCTGTGCTGGACATACCGGTCTACACGTCGTGGGATTTAGGCGTCGGCGATGCCATGACGATCTGTTTTTGGCAGGACGTTCGGATGGAACGACGGCTGATCGATTATTACGAAAATAGTGGCGAGGGCTTCAATCACTACGCCAAAGTTCTAAACGACAAGGGCTACAACTACAGCGAGCACTTCATGCCACATGATGCCGACCACCGTAGGCTGGGCAAGGACGCTAAAAGCGCTAAGCAGCACGCCGAGGAAGTCGGGATCAAGCCTGTACGCGTGGTCCCGAGGATCGCTGGCGAGCAGGATGGTATTGATGCCTCGCGCGCCTACCTACCCTCTGTGTGGATCGATGAGAGCCGCTGCGCACGGCTGGTTGACTGCCTCGACAGCTATCGGAAGGAATGGGACGATAAGTTAAGCGTCTGGAAGGATAAGCCGCTACACGACCAGTTCAGCCACGGGTACAAAGCATTTGAGACCGCAGCGGTCCGCAAGCCGCCCGCGCCCAAGGCAGGGCCAGTTGGCAAAATCCCATCCATGGCCACAGCCTTCAGGAGGTGAGTATGACTGACTTTATTCCCCACTTCTTTCGCAAGATCCGATACGATCAGTGCAACATGCGATTTGAGTGCGAGACGCATTCGGGAAGGCTTTTAGGTTTCCACGGGATGCCTGACACCATGCTCCCCAATGGCTGGCCTTTGGTTTCGATAGAGGCGCAGCTAAGCCGCACGAATGAAACTCGGCCGGAAGAATTCTACGACCTTTCCCCAGAATAGCAAAGATGCAGCGCCGGCGTGCGGGGGATATGAACCTGCCCCGTGGCAGACGATCCCCAGACCGAAACCGAGCAGCAGGACGCCGACAAGGCGGACGACAGCGACAAGCTACGTGAAGTCCACACGCTCGCCATGCAGCGCTTCGACAGCGTGGCCCTGCCCCAGCTAGAAGACCGCGAGCTGCGGATGCGCGACCGGCGCTTTGTGGATGTGGAAGGCGCACAGTGGGAAGGCGCATGGGGCGAGCAGTTCGAGAACTCACCGCGCCCAGAACTCGACAAGATCACCAAGAACGGTGAGAAGATCGAGAACGATTACCGACAGAACAAGGTTTCGGTCAATTTCGTGCCGATCGACGGCAAGGACCGGGACACCGCCGCCACGCTCAATGATATGTTCCGCGCCGACGTGCATGCGTTCAAGTCGCAGCATGCGTTCGACAACGCGTTTTCGGACGGCTGGAAGGGCGGCATGGGTGCCTGGCGCATGTCCACAGACCTTGCGGACCCTTACGACCCCGAGAACGAGCACCAGCGCATCAATCCGGGCATCCCGATCCCCGATGCCGATCAGACGGTGTTCTTCGACGGCGCAAGCGTGCTGTACGACGCGAGCGATGCGAAGTGGGCGTTTATCGTGTCGGCAATCCCGTATGCCGATGCCAAGGACCGTTGGGGCGAGGACGTGCCCGACTTCGACACCTGCAACTTGTCGTGGCAATACGACTGGTACACTCCCGAAGTCGTCAAGATCGCTGAATATTACGTGGTCGAGGAGAAGCCCGACACGCTGATGATCTTCACGCTCGAAGCGACGGGCGAGGAGCAGCGGTATTTCGCATCTGAGCTGGACAGCGGCGATGCGAAGGCTCTGACCGACACGGGCTGGAAGAAGCGCGAGCGCAAGTGGCATCGCCGGCGCGTGCACAAATACCTGCTGTGCGGCGACGGCGTGTTGCAGGACATAGGCTATATCGCGGGCGATCAGATTCCGGTCGTGCCGTACTATGCGCGTCTGTCCTGGATCGATGGCGCGCCGCGAGTGCGCGGTTATGTGCGCAAGAAGATCGATGCGCAGCGCACGTTGAACACTGCTGTGGCCCACCTGACCGAAATCGACAGCTTGGCGCCGTACGAGGTTCCAATCGTCGCGGCCGAGCAGATGACGCCTGATCTTGCCGAGGAATGGGCGCGCGGGAATATCGATCGGCATCCATTCCGGCGCATCCTCCCGTTGCGTAACGAGGATGGTTCGATCGCATCGGCTGGCCCCATCGGCATGATAAACCCGCCGCAGGTTCCGGCCGTCACTGCGGCACGCCTGCAGTTCGCTTTCCAGATCCTGTCCGACGACGACGATAACGCTCAGCAGGTGCGGTCAAACGTGTCTGCTGACGCGATGGACATTGCTGCTGACCGGGTAGACGCGGTGTCGGGGATTTTCCTCGATAACTGGTCCCTGTCGATGCAGCGTTGCGGTGAGATCTACCGCAGCATGTGCCGAGATATTTATTACGAAAGCGACCGCGAGGTTCCTACCCGATCGCTCGACGGGCAACAGGGCATGGCGAAGCTCCAAGAGGGTACGCTTGACGAAGCCACCAGCGCTTTCCGTATCCGCAACGACCTAACGCGCGGGCACTACACCGTCGAAGCATCGGTGCAGGAATCCACTAGCACCAAACGCCAGAAGGCCATGCGCCAGGGCTTGGAACTTGCCGCACAGTTCGTCACCGCACAGTCCCCGCAGGACGCCTTGGCTGCGCTCTACACCGCTGCCGAGAACATGGATGGCGAAGGTATTGGCGACCTGATCGACTTCTATCGCCAGCGTTCGATCGCACTTGGGGCAACCAAGCCGACGCCTGAGGAAGAAGCCAAGATCAAGGCCGCACAGGAGGCTCAGGGCCAACAGCCCGACCCTCAGGCGATGGCGTTGCAGGCGAGCGTGCAGGAGTCCGAGAGCAAGGCGCAGCTTAACGCCGCCAGTGCAGCCGATAAGCAGGCTAGCGCGCAGCTCAAGACCGTGCAGGCGGAAACGCTGGCAAAGGCCCCAGAGGTACCGACTGGGCTCAATTCCGAGCCGACCGATCCTGTCGAGGCAGCGAGTAAGCTGGCCGGGGCAAGGCTCAAGATCGCGCAGGCCGATCATCTGTCTCAGGACATGCACCACCAGCGCATCCGCACAGGGCATGACATCGAGATGGAGCGCCGACATCAGGACCTGGCAGAACGGCAGCAGGACCACGCAGAGAGCCAACCGGCGAAGGGTGACGCATGACCGATCAAGAGGACATGACCGAGAACGACGACATTCTGGACCTGACCCAGGAAGCGCCCGACGACGAGCCGGAGTCCAGCGATGAAGGCGGCGAGGGCAACAGCGAGGGCGACGACTTCCGCATCGAACTCGACGGCGAGGCCGAGGAGGAAGAACCGGATCTCGTCAGAACGCTGCGGGAAAACCTGCGCGATACACAGCGCAAGCTCAAGGGCTACGAATCCGTCAAGCCGGCGCCGATCGAGGTCGGGCCGAAGCCGACGCTCGAAGGCTGCGATTACGACGAAGAGCGCTTCGAGTCCGAGATTACCGGTTGGCATGACCGTAAGCGCAAGGCTGCGGACCAGGAGGGCGAGCAGACCCGCCAGCAGGAGGCGGAACAGGCGTCATACCGCAAGCAGCTATCCAACTTCGAAACCAAGCTGGCGGTGATCCAGCTCGCGCCGGAGAAGAAGGAAGCCGCGGTCAAGACCGTCGTCGCCGCGCTTTCGGTGCCGCTGCAAACCGCGCTGGTCCGATACGCCAGTAACCCGGCGATGGTCGCGATTGCGCTGGGTCAGAACCCCGCCAAGCTGGCGAAGATCGCCGAGAACGATGACCCGTTTCTGTTCATGCGGGCAATCTGGGAATTGGAGAACAAGATCGTGGTCAACCGCAAGAAACCGCCGGCCCCTGAGGCGGGCAGCATCGTTCGTTCATCGGCGTCGATGACCGATACCTCGGGCAAGACGCTCAAGAAGCTTGAGGACGAGGCGCGAAAGACCGGCGATCGTACCAAGCTGATCGACTTCAAGCGCAAGCAGAATCGGAAGGATAAGGCGGCATGAGCGACATTCGCCAGGAACTGGCCTCGCGCCGCATCAACCTCCGCACCCCGGATGAGGTCTCGCTGCGCTATGAAGGGCAGATCAACGACCATCCCGACCAGCGCGCCGAATATCCGCGCATGCTCTACAAGGCGACCGAGCATAAGCAGTATCAGCCGTGGGCGGATGAACTGCACACTGGCAGCGAAGAACGCATGGTCATCAACGACTTCGGCGGCCTGCTCTGCGACACGATCGTGGTCGATGATGCGGATTCTGCCGAGACGCTGGCATCCGAGGGATGGGACGTGACGCCTCGCGCCGCTCACGGTCTTGTGGATGGCCTAGCCAAGGCTGCGACCGCCAAGGATGAGCGTATCGCCGAACTCGAACGGCAGCTTGCCGAGAGCGCGGCGCAGGCGGGCGAACCTGCCAAACGCGGCCCCGGGCGTCCGCCCAAGCAGGACTTGACGGGCGATATGATCTAACCTATACGGCTAATTGCACCAACCAGGGCGCCTCCTGTGAATGGCAGAACGGTGCGATCGAGCGGCAACGCTCTCGCAATCATTCTGTCCATTCCGGGAGGCTCTTGTGCCATCATCGTTCCCTTATCTGATCGAAGCGGCCTTCGATAAAACCATCGAAGAGTTCGAAGACGCGCTGGTTTACGCCCACGCAGCGGAGGTGATCGACCTCGGCACTGCGCAGGAGCAGGTTTACACCCGCGATCGCATCTATCTGCCGCAGCCGATGATCGGCAGCAGCTACGACGGCTTCGACCAGACCAGCAACTTCAACGGCCTCACGCAGATGTGGGTGCCGGCGTCGGTAGGCTTCCACAAGTCCAGCCCCAAATCCTTCTCCGCGAAGGATATGCGCAACAAGATGGCGATCGACATGTACGCCAAGGAGGTCAAGGTTAAGCTTGCTTCCGACGTGAACAGCGCGATTCGCCGTCGCGTCGCCCTGGAAGGTGCCATCTTCACCAAACGCACCGTGGCCCCGACCGGCTTCGCCGACTTCGCGCTGTCGAATGCGCAGATGACCGAGATTGGCGTGCCGTCCGAAGACCGCATGCTGGCAATCGGCGTCCGCTCGGCCATCGGCGTGATGGCGAACGTGTCGGATCGTCAGACGATGGGCGCGCTTTCGCTCAGCGCCTACGAGCGCGCGCAGATCAGCCCGAACCTTGCCGGCTACTCGGCATTCGTGGACGACCAGCCGATCCGCCTCGGCGCAGCAACCGGCGGCGCGATGACGGTAAACGGCGCCAACCAGTATTGGGAGCCGGCCGCTACGACGGTTCAGACGGACGGCACCGAGAACAACCGCGATAACCGATATGGTACGCTCGTGGTGGCTGGCGGAACGATCGCCAATGTCAAGCCGGGCGATGCGTTCACCGTCGCTGGCGTCAACTCGGTTCACATGATCTCGAAGCAGGACACGGGCCAGCTCAAGACGGCGCGTGTGATCTCGGTCAACACGACCACCAATACGATCACCTATTCGCCGGCATTCATCTCGAACGGCGGCAATACGATCGGCGGTCGCGAGTATCAGAACGTCGCATCGACGCCGGCCAACGGCGCCGCGCTGACGTGGCTGAACACCGCCACGGCCGAACTCAATCCGTTCTGGGTCAAGGGCGCTGTCGGTCTGCTGCCCGGCACGTTCGAGGTGGAGCCTGAGGACGGCTGGTCTGTCATGCAGGCGACCACGCCGAAGCTCGGCCTTCGCATCATCTGCACCAAGCAGGGCGCGATCAACGACCTTTCGGCAAAGATCCGCTGGGACATCGACTTCGGCACGGTGCTGACGAACGGCGACTTCGCCGGCGCGGCTATGTTCAACCAGATCTGACGGAGACGACGACATGGCAAAGGCAACCGCAGACGCCGATCAGAATATTGCCAAGAACGGCCCGGAAGATCTCGCGCTGAGCGACGCCGACCGTGCCGAGGCGATGCAGGAAGGCGCCAAGGAAGATGTGAAGGAAGCGGCCAAGAACGCGCACCACGCGTTGACGGACGGTTCGCTGCCGGGTGAGCCGCCCAAGAACCCGTATCACGGCCATGACGAGATCCAGCCTTGGGCGCACAACCTCGATCTTGGGGTGGACGCGTTCGAGAAGCTGGTCAGCGCCAAGCCGACTGACGATGGCACGACGCTGCCCGACGAGAAGGTCTATGGCCTGCTCGCGCTGGAACGCAACGGCAAGAACCGCACGCCCTACGTCAAGGCGATGATGAAGCGGCTCAAGCTCAAGGCCGACGAACTTCCGGGCGGCGGGCCTTCGTACACCAACGATCTGACTTCGATCACGGATCTGTGATGGAGCGGCCGGTTCGCCGGCCCTCCTAGCATTTGGAGCGCTAGGGTATGCCTACAGTTTACGCGCCCGGCCTCGATTATCAGGCTGGGGTTACCACCTCTGTGCCTGATCCGAACGACGCGGTTACGCCGAACAAGATTGTTCCCGTTCCGCTTGTTGCGTCAATGGCGGTCAGCGCTGCCGGTGTGGCCAATCCTGCCGGCACGCAGGCCGACCCGTCCTACACGCAGTCCGCAGCCCTGCCCGCGGGCACGGACCGCAGCGGAACGGCGGCGACGACTTCCGGCACCCTTGCCGCGGCCAACACCGCGCGCCGGGGCCTCAACATCCAGAACATCGGCGCCAACAATATCGGCGTGAACGAGTTCGGCGGTACTGCTGCGATCGGCACCCCCGGAACCTATACGATCGTGCCCGGCGGAGCTTTCAACGTTCGGACCAATCGCGCTGTTACGGTTATCGCAGCGACTGCCGCGACCGCCTACACCGCGACGGAATTCTGACGTGGGCGAGGCTAGCAATCCGGGCATCACACCCGACCAACTCGCGCAAGCTATCGCGAACGCCGTCCAATCGCTTCCGCAGTACGTCAACACCGGTCAGTTCCAGACGGTGGCACAGCTTCTGGCGAACTATCCGGCCGGTGCGGCATATCTCGGCATGCTGGGGCGCGTCTCGGACCTATGGGGTTCGGTGCGCACCTCGATGATCTGCGAGCAGGACGGCGCAACCGGATACTACTGGCGCCCGCAGCGCACAGACTATGCGCCGGCGCAACAGTCGGTAACGGGCGGCACACTGACGCTGACACCGCTGCTGACCGCGCCGCAAATCCTTCTCGGCGGCACCTTGCTCGGCAACATCACGGTAACGCCGTCTGCCATGAACGCATGGCCTGGCGCGCAATTCCGCGTGCAGAGCAACAGCGTTCTCGGCCTGTTCGGCATCAATATCACCGGGCTTGTCGGTGGCGGCTCCGTTCCGCTGCTGACAGGCGGCGTCAAAACGATGGTGTATCACTCGGGTTCAGGATGGGCGGCAGGATGAACATTCACGTAGGCGATAGCTTCCTTGGGTATGACGTGATCGCGACCGATGGCGACTTCGTGACGATCAAGGCGCCGAGCAACATCACCTTCTCTTTCAGCGTGTCCGGCATCCAGGGTGGTCTTAAGGCCGTTCTGTGCATGATCGGCATCGCGGGTGCCTGTGATTGATGGTCCTCGTCGCGCTCCCTTCCGGCCCGCTCAAGCGCGACCTGATCCAGCTTGCCTATGAGGAATGCGGGCAGGCCGGCTATGAGTTCGAGCTGACGCCGGAGGAATACGAAAGTGCGCTACGCTGGCTGAATGCGATGCTGTCGGAATGGCTCGACGCATTTGGCGTGGATCTCGGGTATGATTTCCCGGTGTCCGGCAAAGGCCATATCGACGATGCGAGCGGCGTTCCTGTCGGCACACAGCAGATCATAGGCCTACGTCTCGCGCTGCGGATCGCGCCCGCAATCGGCAAGGCGCTGAGTACCGAGAGCCGCAAGCAGATGGCGGAATCGTGGTCTGCGTTGCGAACCAAGTACCAGACGACGCCAACGATGCAGTTCGGCCGCAATACCATGCGCGGCGCCGGCAACCGCTCCTTCTGGTCCACCCGAAGCCCATTCTTTCCTGTCGATGAGGGCTATGTCCCCGCAATTGAGGATCTTTCCTGATGCCGGTTCGCCTTCTTCGTCCGTATCTGAGCCAAGCTATCAATACGCTGTTCTGGGGTTCGGAGGATGCCTATGACACGTTACGCGCGACTGGTGGGGCAGATGACAACATCGACCGGGCATCCGACTATGCACCGCTGACCCGTATTGTCACTAGCGCTGCAGCGAACACCTCGCGCAACGCCACGACTTACAAGATGAACTCGCTCGCTCCTCAGGTACTGACACTCAACACGTCTGGGTACTGGCCAACTGGCGGGGCCATTACGGTTGCCGCGCTCGGCGCGGGCAGCGTGACTGTCACCCCGGCTAGCGGCGTCACGATCAATGGCGACGTGCAGCCTGTCACTATCGCTGCGCAAAACAGCGAAGGCCGTCTGCTGAAGACCGGGCAGGACACGTGGGTCACGCTGGATGGGTTCACCGGGCAGATTGCGGCTGCGAATGCTGCGGCGGGCGGCGATCCGCTGGCTCGTGCATCCTCTAGAAACGGCAGGGCAACCCTGGCAGTGATCGGCGATAGCCGGGTCGCGCAAGGTATTCAAATTATCGCCCAAAACGGCGGCATCAATAAGAAGAAGAAGCCGACGAGTTTCGCCGCTTGGTGGGAGTTCCTGAGTCGCGGGCGTATCTCAGCGCCATCAGATTACAATTTCGGGGTTTCAGGTTCGCTCATTACCGCGTTGGCAGCACAGGTGCAGCAGGTGCTTGCGCTCAACCCACGGCCCACGCATTGCCTGATCCTTTCGGGTACCAATTCCTTCGCCGCGAATGTGACGGCCGCAGATGGCTGGGCGCAATATGCGCCAAACATACAGGCACTTGTGGCGGCGGGTATCCGCCCGATCTGCCTCGCAGATTTGCCGAGGGCGATCGGAAGCTGGACGGCAAGCGCCGCTGCTCAATCAATTCAATTCAACCAGCTTCTTTTTCGCAATGCGCCCGCACTTGGCGCTCTCGTGGTGGACCCTGCATATCTTCTAGCGGATCCAGCTAATACGGCTGGCGATCCACTGACCGGCTATTATCAAAACAACGGGGTCACCGATAACGGAATCCACCCCGCGACGCTTGCCGACTTCCTGATCGGTCAAGCAGTCGATGGCGTTGTTAGCCCGCTCATCCAAGGGCCGCTACCCTTCGTGAGCAGCCGGGCAGACGTATACGACGCGACCAACAATCCTTTCGGGAATATCTTGGAAAGCGTCATGTCGGGTTCGTCTCTTATGCAAGGGACTGCCGGCACGAACACCACCAATGGCGGTACGGCATCGGGCACCGTAGCAAGTGGGTGGAACAACCGCACGCTGACAGGAACCGGGACATCCGTTGCCTCGATCGAAGCGCGGGCAGATGGGAAGCCCGGCAATAACCAGGTGCTTACCCTATCAAGCGCATCGGGCGTTTCGACGTATCGCTTTTCGTTTATCACCAACCCGCTGGCAGCGAGTTATTATGTGGCGGGCGACAAGCTGCAACTTGCGATTGATATGAGTGTTTCGGCGGCTACGGGCCTCGAAGGCCTGTACTTCTATGTGCAGGATTTCGACGGCACAAACCCACGCGGCGCCGGGCAGTGGGGCGATAATGCCATAATCGGCAGCAATTACTACCCGTACCCCACGGCATTCTCTGGCCGCGCTTTCACTGACCCGGCAATCATTGTCGCAAGTCCACTTAGTCTCATAATTCGCATGGAGATGCGGGTTAACAACGGCGGGGCTACGATCAAGATTGGCGGCGCAGAGTTGCGGCGGGTGTGATTCATAGCAGAAACGAGCATTATTGGACAAAACTTGACCGCCATCCCCCTCCTATCCGGCATCAAGGCAACCGAGGCAGGCGATTTCGCGATTGCCTATCCGATGAACCTCGAGCCTGTGCCTGCAAAAACAGGTCTGTCAGAGGGCTACGTCCGCTGCGCACCCGGCGCGACTATGTTCAGCGCTGGCCCCGGCAAGGACCGTGGCGGGATCGACTGGAACGGTACGCACTACCGGGTAATGGGAACAAAGCTCGTCAAGGTGGCGCAGAGCGGTGTCATGACGGTGATCGGCGACGTGGGCTATGGCGGGCTGTCCTCGCTCGCCTACGGGTTCGACCGGCTGGCGATCAACAGCGGTACGAGCCTATACTATTGGGATAACGTGAACCTGTCGCAGGTGACCGATAGCGATCTCGGCGCGGTCCTTGATATGCTGTGGTTCGGCGGGTTCTTCGTGACCACGGACGGCACGTCTATCATCGTCACGCAGCTTGCCGATCCGACGCAGGTGGACCCGCTCAAATACGGATCGGCAGAGGCGGACCCCGACCCTATCCAGGCGCTTTTCAAGCTGCGGGGGGAACTATACGCGCTCGGCCGGTTCACGATCCAGCCGTATAGCAACGTGGGCGGCGCAGGCTTCCCGTTCCAGCCGAACCTTGCCGCAACCGTCCCCGTTGGTGTCGTCGGTTCACGTGCGCGGTGTGACTTCTACCAGACGCTCGCATTTGTCGGATCTGGTCGCGGAGAAGCGGCCGCGGTCTATCTGCTCGACGGGGGTAGCGCGCTCAAGATCAGCACGCGCGCGATCGACGATGAGCTGGCGAAGGTTGCGGATCAGTCTTCGATCACCGTGGAAAGCCGCATGTCGCGCGATGAACGGCGGTTGCTGGTGCACCTGCCCGACAAGACGCTGGTATACCTCGCCAACGCCTCGCGCATATCAGGGCAGGCCGTATGGTACATCGCGGCGTCGGGTTCGGCAGGCGACCAGCGCTATCGTTTGCAGAATGCGGTCTACGTCTACGGCAAGTGGGTCTGCGGCGACACGGCGAGCGTGAACCTCGGCATCCTTTCGGACGATGAGCCGAGCCACTTCGGCGATCCGGTCGCGTGGGAAATGCACACGCAGCTTACCTACAACGAGGGAAAGGGAGCGATCCTGCATGACATTGATCTTGTCGGACTGCCGGGGCGCGGTGGCGAAAAGCCGGTGGCGTTCCTTTCGTTCACCGAGGACGGCGAGACATATACGCAGGAACGGGCGTGTTCCACGGGCGTAAGGGGCGACAGGGCCAAGCGCGTGCAATGGCGCCCGCACAAGCGGTTCTCGAACTACATGGGCTGTCGCTTCCGTGGCTCGGGAACAGCGGGCTGGGCGGCATGCCAGGCTACGTTTGAGAGCCTAAATGCCTGACTTCGCCACCAACCCTGCCCCGCTCACGCGCGACGATCTCTACAAGGCGTTCCCGAACCAGCCAAAGGTCGTTCGCGCGTTCGAGCAGCTATTCCGGCTGAACGCGACGACGACGGACACGCTCACCTCTACAACGTCCGCGACAAAGGCGCTGGTGGATGCCACGGTCGTCACGCTGTCTCCCAATGACGCCTTCTCCAACGAGCGTGTGCTTTCGGTCGATCCGCAGGCATTGACGCTGACCGATCGCGGCGCCGGGGCAGACGTGTTGCTGGCTCTGGTGAACCTCATCACCAAGACGGCAGGTAAGTCCCTGGCATTCACGCTTGCAGCCGATACGGCGCTTTCCCTGCCGGCATCCGGACGTGTCGTCGCGCTTGCTCCCGGTGCTGTAACTTACGCCAGTGATGCCGATGCTGCGGTCGGCGGTGTCGCTGTTGGGGATATTTACCGAAAGAGCGGCGGCGTGCTTGCGTGGCGGCAGGTTTAGGCGTACCGTAAACAAATCGGCAGACCTATATAGCCCCTGCGCCGTGGGGCATTTTCGCGAAAGCGTAAAATGGTCCGCCGAGAAGATAATCCAGAAATCCTGAATAGAATCGCAAACGATGCGGCTGTGCATCCGTTTGTCAGCCCTACCGGCGATCCGATCGACTTCTCCCCGATCCAAGGCAAACGGATGGGCGAGATTGGCGGGGTTGTCCTGTCGAATGGCGAAGATGCAGCCGCGCTATTCGAGATGACGGCGGAAGGTGTCTATCAATCGCACGTTCTGTTCGGCCCTACATGTCGTGGGCGCAAGGCGATCGACACCGCCCGCGAGATGATCGCGTGGATGTTCGATCACAACGCCCGGATCGTCTGGGGCGCGACGCCGCGCTGGAACAAGCCGGCCTGTCTGTTCAACCGCCTGATCGGCGCCAAGGAGATCGGCGGCGACGAATTCGAGGCGGTTTTTGAATACCGGAAAGCTGCGTAATGGCGCAGGCAGCGGTCGCAGCGGGAGCGTCTCTCCTCAGCAGCATCGCGGGGGGCAAAGGTGCGTCGAAAGCGGCGAAGACGCAAGCCGCAGCCTACCAAAAGGGCATCGACGAGCAGCATAACGAGTTTGCGACGACGCAGGCGAATTTTGCGCCATATCTTGCGGCGGGCAACGATGCGCTTGGCTCGACGCTTGATCTTCTCGGCCTTGGCTCTAGCGGCATGCAGGGCCAGCAGTCTGCGATCGACGCGCTCAAGTCATCTCCCGCCTTCACATCGCTGTTCCGCCAGGGCAATGACACCATCCTGCAAAACGCGAGCGCGACAGGCGGTCTGCGTGGCGGGAATACGCAAAACAGCCTTGCCAACTTCGGCTCAGACCTTCTCTCGCAGGTGATCCAGCAGCGCTTGGGCAATCTCGGCGGCTTGGTCAGCACTGGCGCAGGCGGAGTGGGCCAGCTCGGCCAGCTTGGCCAGAACAACGCCAACAGCATCTCAAGTCTGCTAGGCCAGCAGGGCAACGCAAACGCGACTGCTGCGGCCGCTCCATATTCAGCGCTGCAAGGCTTCCTGAACAGCGTCGGCGGCAATGCGAAATCAGGCAATGGCTTGGTCAGCGGTATGTCTGGGTCAGCGTGGTAGATGGCCACTAGCGCTGACGCCATCATCGGTTCGCTTTTGCAGGGTACGGGCTTCGGTCGCACGTCCGGCGATGTCGCGCTGCAAAACCAGCAGATCGCCGGAAACCAGCAGCAGCTACAGCTTGGCGGCTTGCAGATCGCCGGATTACAGCGTCAGCAGCAGCAGGACATCGCCGACAAGGCCGCCTACGACCAGTGGCAGCAAGGCTTCCTGAAAGACCCGACCGCCAATAACCTGATGACGGGAATCACCAAGTTCCCGAAGCAGTATCAGGCGCTCAAGGCTGGCTGGGATATCAAAGACGAGGCAGCGAAGACGGCTGATCTTGGCTATTTCACGCAGCTTCACGCCGCACTGGACAACGGCAAGCCCGATCTTGCGCAGAATCTGTTGCAGCAGCGGATCGACGCCGAGAAGAAGGCCGGCAAGGACACCAGCGTCGATGATAGCTATCTTGCCGCGCTGAAATCGGGTGATCCTGCCGCGCAGAAAGCGCTTCAAGCCGTCGCGCTCGCCGGGATCGGCGTCGCGGTTGGGCGTGACCAGTTCGCCAGCACGTACAAGGCTGTTGGGGGCGATCAAGGCGGCTATACCCTGACGCCAGGCGCCAAGCGGTTCGACCAGAACAACAACATGGTCGCATCAGCGCCGGCGGCAGAATCCAACGCTCTTGAAGTTCCTGTTTTTGACGCTGACGGGCATCGTATCGGAACTAAACTCTTCGGCAACGGTGGGAAGGGAGGTGATCCAGCATCTAGCGGCACGCCTGCGTCCGGTGGAGGCGCAGGCCGGTACACGGGCGGGTGGACCCCCCGCGCCCGCAATGGCGGCGATAATCCTGACGCGGCAGTCGATGGGAAGATAAGCGGCGCCGCGCAGTTTTTGGGCGTCGATCCGGCTGCTGACATTTCTACCATATCGCCGCTCAAAATCGCGCAGGCGATGACGCTAAGCGAGGGCGGTAAGGGGTCGCTGGCTGACCGCAATAATAACCCCGGCAATCTGCGCAACGGCGATGGGACGTACAAGAAATTCCCGACCAAGGAAGCGGGGCTTAATGCCGCTGCTGCGCTGGTCGCACGCAAGCTCAAGAATGGTCAGACGAGTGTTCAATCGCTGATCGAGGGATTGCCGGCTGGCGGTGCCAAGGGCGACCCGAATTATATCGGCCCGGTAGGTGGTTCAGCGGTAGCTGCGGAGATCAAGGCCGGAGATATCAGCACCGTTCCCCAGCAGATGCGCGCGGCTGTGCAGGCTATCGCCGATGGGCGGTCTGCGGCTCCTCGTCCCGGCACGCGAAACGGAGAAGCGCTACTCGATGCAGTGACGGCATATGACCCGACGTTCGACGCGGCCAACGCCACCTCACGCACGAAAACGCGCAATGATTTCACGTCTGGCGCATCGGCGAAGTCCATCACAGCCATGAACACGGCTATGGGCCATCTGATGCACCTCGACGACCAAGCGCATGACCTTGGCAACTTTTCTACAATGCCCGGCCTCATCAACCCGCTTTACAACTCGATGCGATCTGCGGCGGGCAACACTGCCCTGCCCGCTTTCAATCAGACCAAGCAAGCTGCCGCCTCCGAACTCCGCAAGGTATTCGCCGGCAGTGCGGGTGGCAATCTGCATGAGCTGGAGGCGTTTGAGGCGAACTTGGATTCGTCCAAATCACCGGAGCAGTTGCACGCGGTTATCAAGAACGCCGTCGATCTGCTTAGTTCGCGCCTGACGGCTTTGCGCGATCAATATTCGCAAGGCATGGGCCGTAGCGATCAAACCCCGACATTCATCAAGCCGAGCATTGTGCGATCGGCTAAACAGCGGTTCGGCATTGACCTTGGCGACGGCGCTACCCAGCAAGCCAACGCTGCCCCGGCTGCGCCTGCGCCCGCCCCTGGCGGTTTCCGCATCTTGCGCGTGCGGCCGAAGTAATGGCCGGTCCCGCCCCACAGATGCAGTCCGAGCCGCAGACGATGGTCTACACCGTCGATATCGGCAACGGACAGGTCGCGGACATTGAAGGCCCGCCCAACGCTACGCCGGAACAGTTGCAGCAGGCGTATGCAGGACATGTCGAGGCGCCTGCCAACGATGCTAATCCCGCAGCGCTCGACACCTCTGGCACGCAATATCAGGCGGGCTTCTCTGACGAGCTGGGCGCGCAGGCGAAGAGCAAGCTCGCGCCCGAAGACGAAGCGCATCTCGTCAGACTTCTGCGCGGCGGTCACGACGACCTTGCGGCGCAGTTCGCTGCATCCAAGGGTTTCGACATTTCGAACGCGGCTGCGGTAAAGCAGGCGCGCGACCAGACCGGCGCGGTAAATCCGGACACGGCCTACACGCTACCGGAGATGAAAGATCTGCCGCGCGACCTCACGCAGGGCGCAGGCATGGCCGCGGCGCGCGGCATCGCCGATGTTGTGCCCGGTGTCGGCAATCTCACGGCGCTAGCCCGCACTGTTGATGCCAGCCTTGGCCTAGGTGGTGCATCGAGCAGCCGCAGCTTTGGCGATGAGTTCGCATTCCAACAGGATCTCGGCGCCGGTGCTGAGCAAGGCGATGAAGCGGACCACCCGTGGGCGCGGCTAGCCGGGCAGTTATTCGGTGGGCTAGCGATTCCCTCGGGCCTTGAAGGCGTCGGGTTGCAGGCCGGCAGCGATGTGCTGCGGGCTGGCGGCACGATGAAAGACGCGCGCGCGGCTGCGTTCGTGGCAGTGCGTAACCGGGCTGCGAAGACGGGGGGTGCATATGGAGCATTGCACGGTGGATTAGGCGCGGACAGCCCGGAAGATGCCCTCACCGGGGCCGCTACAGAAAGTACGCTAGGCGCTGTTGCAGGGGGCGTCCTACCCTATGTAGCGCCCGCTGCGGCAAAGGTAGGCGGCGCCATTACAAAGCCTCTCCGTTCTGCGGTCGATCTGGCAACCGGCGATTTATCTCGGCGCACCCTATCGCCCGTTGCTTCCGCATTTAAGGAGGAAGGCGTGCCTGCGCTCGCCGCCGATGTGGGCGGCACGTTTTCGCGTATGGCGACCGGTGCGGCGAATATGACACTTGGCGGGATTCCGCTAGCACAGGCTGCGGAGAAGTCCGTTGCTGCTGCGCGGGCGCTGCGTACCGGGATCGCAGATCGTATCGGCACGCCCTCGCGCGACATCGCCGGCCGCAGCGATAATCTCGGCGCAGGCCTGGCAGCGCAGCGTGGGGTCAAAGCATCCCTCGGCGCGGATAGCATTAAGCAGGGCGTCGGAGAAAAGCTATATGAGGCGATCCCGATCCAAGCTGACCACCCCGCCTCGATCAGCAACAGCAAAATGGCGCTCGCTGACCTCAACAAAGGACTCGAGAGCAACCCCGAGCTATCCAAGCTGACGCAGGACAACCGCCTGATCGGCTATGAAAACGCGCTGAAGGGGAAAACGGAGAAAGTACCGACAGGCCTGCTCGATGCGGACGGGAACGCGATGACGCGTGACGTTCAGAAGGGTGGACAGCTTGGCTGGCAGGATCTGAAAAGCTTCCGGTCTTATATCGGCGAACTCAAAGGGCGAGCAACGTTGCAGGACAGTACCTCTCAGCAGGCTTTGGGCCGGCTGTACGGTGCGCTCAGCGACGACATGAAGGCGACGGCGCAATCGGTAAGCCCCGACGCGTTGGGTAAGTTCACGCGCGCGAATAACTATTGGCGCGGGCTTGAAGCGCGCCGGGAGCAGGTTCTGACGCCGCTTCTTGGCAAGAATATGGATTTGCAGGGCGAGGCAGCGTTCAACCGCATCCAGCAATGGGCGACTGCTGACAAGGGTGACGTGTTCGCGCTCGGTCGTGCGCTTCGCTCGATGCCGGATGAAGAAGCTAATTCAGTTCGCGCTACCATCTTCGATCGCCTCGGAAACGTCACCAAGGGCCGCAATGACGAAAGCGGCATGGTGTTCTCGCCAAACGACTTCGTGACGCATTGGAACGGCCTATCCGGTCGCGCAAAAGCGGTGCTGTTCCCCAGCTCGGATTACCGAGATTCCATTGACCGGCTGGTGACGATCGCGTCTTCGCAGAAGGGCGCGCAGCAGTTCTCCAACGTTTCCAAAACCGGCAACGCGGTAAATGGCATCGCGCTACTCACCGGGTTCTTTTCCAATCCACTAGGCACGCTGCCTGTAGCGCTCGGCCAGCTCGGGTTCGGGAAAGTGATGGCGTCCAAGCGCTTCGCCATGTGGGCGGCATCATCGCTGAATAAGCCAAACCCTTCCGCAGCGCTCGCCCATATCAATCGGCTTTCCGGAATCGCGCGCGCCGAGCCGCAGATCGCCAACGAAGTCCTGCAACTTCAGCAGCGCCTAGCGGAAGCGTTCACTCCGACACGACTGGCAGCAGATCAGAGCACCGGGGTTGGTACACCCGGCCAACCACAAGAACAGCAGCGTGAAACGCAAGGGGCGCAGCCATGATCGCATCACACGCCGATAGCACGCTATGACGAAGCTCGCCAACAACATCCCGGTATTCTACGACGGCCGCGGCGTTCCGCTGACGGGTGGCTATGTCTCCGTGGGCGCGGCAAATGGCGATCCTGAGAACGCACCGATCAACGTCTATTGGGACGAAGGTTTCACCGTTCGGGCAACGCAGCCGCTGCGCACGATCGGCGGCATGATCGTCAACGGCGTAACGCCTGCATCGGTGTTTTTCACGCAGCAGGATTATTCGGTTCGGGTGACGGACGCGAATGGCGTTCTCGTCGCCTACTCGCCTTCGGTCTATTCGGATGCCGACAGCTTCCAGACCAAGAATGATACGCTGACCGAGATAGCGGGCCAAGGGGCGACCGATTTCGGTTTGGCCCTGCTCCTGCTGCGCGACCAGGCTGCGCTCCAGGCGGCTGTCGCTTCGTTGCCCGGCTTCACCAAAACCACGGATTTCAGCAGCGGCGTGACGGCTTCCGGATCATGGGAGCAGCGGCCTGACGGTGCCGGTGGGTACATCATCACGCAACGCGGGTTCGGCGTTCAGGATAGCACAGGCGGCACCAAAACGATCACGTTCCCGGTTCCCTTCACGGACGCATCCTCGATCGTAGCTGTGGCAAGCAACGCCTCGGGCGGTGTGCCGGCCGCGTTTCACGGCACCGGTAGCTACACGGAGACGACGATGGTGGTTGGTTCCAGCCTCGCCAACGGGTCGGCGGCGGGATCGGGCACGACATTCACCTGGCAAGCGACGGGACGCTAGATGGCTCGCTACAGCGACACAATCCGCGACGAGCGCACCTTGGCCCCGGTGGGCGGCGCGCAGGTATTCGTGCGCAATCAGGATGGCTCTACGCCTGTCATTACAGCAGATGATGGAACGCCGCTGTTCGCTGCCGTTTCGGATGAATATGGCACGTTCTCGTTCAATGCGGCGCCAAACCTGTACGACCTGACAATCCGGTACAACGGTCGGGTGATCGGCGAAGAGTTCGGGGTGCCGGTTGGAGCGCCCAGCCTGCCGACCGGTTTCATCGTTGACGCGCTGGGGACCTCGCCTACGACCGCGCCTTCGCAGCGGGCAGTCAGCGATGCCGTGACGGGCATCAACGGAACGCTAGCCGGCGTGACGACCGGGATCGCACAGGCGACTTGGAACAATGTCGGCAATTTCTCCCCCACCCTGACCCTTGGCGGTCTGGACCAAAGCCCCAGCCTCGAAAACGGGCAGATGACCGGCCACCTTGATCTCACGGCCAATCAGGCATTCATTCAGATTGCCGGCACCGCGCGCGACAAGACGGCACCGGCTGGCGGCTTCGGCGACAATGCTCGGGTCTTGCTCGAAGACCTCCCGTTCACCGCGAACGGCATCATTCCGCAGTGGTTGAAGCTTGAGCCCGGCAGCGGCTTCCCAGCCGACACGGAAGCCTATCTCGTCGGTGACACGATCGCTTTCTATCGTCCCGGTCGCGTTCCTGTGACGGCGAATGACCTTGCCGACAATTACTATATCCGCGTGACGGGAACCGTCGCCATCCTACCCCCCGAGGAAACCGCATGATCCGCTATCTCTTGGCGCTTCTTGCGCTCGCCCTCGCCACGCCCGCAGTCGCCGGCCCGTCGCTGGACCCGACGACGCACCCGTATATCGCGCTGGTATCGACCAGCAAGGCGGTGTTCCGCGTCGGCGAGACCGGGAATGTGGTCATCACCCTGCGCAATGCAGGCGGGGCAACCTTCACCGGCAACGCGATCACCACGATTTACCTCAACACGGCGATCGTCGGGCAGACCACCACGCCGGTCAGCATCGCGTCGGGCGGCTCGCCGGTCTATTCCGCGCCGTTCACGATCACCAACGCTGGCGACCGTGGCTACCACATCGACGTGACCGTGCGGGATAGCGGCAATGCCATCGCAGACGCGGCGCCTGGCGCGATTGATGTGGAGGCATCGACCTTCTCGGCTGGATTCCCGCGCCAGTGCTGGATCGGCAAGTGGGATACCTCGATCAACGCGGCGACACTGCTCGACAGCCAGGTCGCGTGGCACTGCAACACCGTGCAGGGCTATGCCAACTACTACCGCCCTGAACTTGCGCCGCCTCCGGGTCTCGCAACATGGCCCTCGCTCTCCAACCTGACGGTCAGCCGCGCGACGATCACCAACGTCATCACGGCAGCGCATGCCCGCTCGATGCCGGTGCTGTTCTTCCAGGCGACGGGCGAGGCGTACAACACGTGGACCGCGCAGGCCGTGAAGCCCAAGCTCGCATGGGGGTCGTTCAACTCGGCATGCGGCAAGACGCTGGCGGGTTGCACCGAGGCGAACATGAACCGTTCGCCCGATGCTCCGGACAATTGGACGCAATACGGCTGGCAGGCGGATCACCTCGACTTCTTCGATCCCTGCAATGCGGGCTGGCAGCAGTTCCTCATCGCCAACTCGATCCGCCCCATGCTCGCGCAGTTCCCGTTCGATGGCTGGCAGGCGGACACCGTGGGTGCGCCGTCCACGAATGGTGGCATCACCTATGACGTGAAGGGTAACCCGATCGACACGAAGGCGTGTCTCGGCGACTTCACGACGGGTGCAGCGGCGCGGATCGGCAAGCCGGTCATCGTCAACAACGTCTCTGGCTGGGGGCTGGTCGATACCGCGTTCGCTGGTGCGCAGCCGTACCTCTACCGCGAGACGTGGAACTTCGACACGCAGTTCTACCCGGGCCTGAACGCACTGGTGGCAGGGTCCGCGTTCGGCGTGCGGCGCTACACCACGCGCCCGGTCGTCCAGCCCGCCTACATGCAGCGCAACCTTGCCGATCGCTGCACATCGGGTCAGCAAACGACGGGTTGCACGCTCAACGGCAACTCGCCCCTGCTCGCGACCGCCATGTTTGCCATCTCCGGCTCCACGCTGATGAACCACGCCGATGACGGCTGCGTGCAGACCAACGTGTTCGTGGAAGGCCAGCACCTGCCCTGCACGGCGGCGGTGATGAACAACATCCTGTCCTACAAGGCGTTCGAGGTCAGCTATCAGCACATGCTCCGCGACGCCGTTACCGACAGCACGGAAGCCTGCCTCATCACGGCCGGTGCGACCGGCAGCGGCACGGGTTCGGCGGGCCAGGTCTACGTGCTCGGCAAGAACAAGGCGGGCTTCCAGATCTGCCACCTGCTCAACCTGACGGGCGTGTCGTCAAACGACTGGACCGACCTCGAAGGCACCAAGGAGAAGCCGACGTCGCTCTCGAGCCTCACGCTCAAGATGTATTATTACGGCAATACGGTAGACCCGGCTGTCAACAAGCTGTGGTGGGCCACCCCGGACACGGCCAACGGTGCGGCCCGCACGCTCACCTATACGACCGGCTCGGATGGCGCAGGCCGGTTCGTGACGTTCACGGTGCCGTCGCTGTCGTATTGGGACATGATCGCGCTTGAAACGAGCGCGGGCGCAAACCTGACGATCGACGGACGCCAGCCGGTGCGGGGCAACTGGTACTCGGTCGCGTCGGCGGGCATCTCGTCGGCAGGCACCTACGTCTCCGCAGCCTGTTGCAAGCGCTATGCGGGCTATCGCTCGATCCAGATCGGCGCGGCGTCCTCAACGGTCAACCTGATCTACAGCGCGGCCAAGACGGCATCGGTAACGCTGCACCTGGACGCACCAGATGGCGCGGTTCTCGGCGCCTGCTCGCTGCCGGCCGGAACCAGCCTCACGCAGGCCTGTGGGGTGCCTCCGGTCAGCGGGATGCACGACCTGTATATCGAGTTCAATCAGCCGCTTAGCCTATTCGGCTTTTACTTTAGCTGACCTGTTCCACAACGAAGGAAACTGTGATGATTAAACCGATGCGACGTGATGGGGAAGGTAGCGGCGGAATCCCCACCAGCCCGCCCCCGACCGGCCCGCTGAACCCGAAGCCCAAGCCCACCCCGCCGGCGAGCTGATGGATCTGTTGCCAGCCTTGTTCGGGGTCGCCTGCTGCCTGACTGTTGCGCTGGCACGTGGAGGCATGCGCCTTCTACTGTCGGTGTTGCTGGCGGAATCGTGGGCGATCTCGAATATAGGCTGGCAGTGGAACATGCTATCGTTGTTCCCGGTGCTGGATCTCGTGACCGCCTGCGTCGGGTTCGCGATGTGGCATGAGACCAAGGCCCGGTGGCTTGGCGTGTTCACGTGCATCGCTGCCAGCCAGCTTGTCTTGCATGCTATCTATGAATGGGCCGGGTTCGGTTTCCAGCACGCCTATTTGTTTCTGCTCAATGCGACCTTCGCGCTAGAGCTTTTGGTCGTATCGTGGAGGGGGATGGTGGATGCTTTCGACGCTAATGTTCGCGGCGTTCGTCGTTTTCTGGCCCGAGGTATGGGCGTTCATCCGGCGGAAGCGGTGATCCGTGGATGAGCTGGCGCAGATCATGTCGAAGGGCTGGACGCCCGGCGCGGTCGGCATCTGGGGCGGTCTCGCAATGGTGCTGGTCGGCTTCGGTGGCCGCGCCGTGCTGAAATGGATCAACGGTATTCCAGAGCGGCGCCGCGCTGTGAACGAAAGCCTGAGCGCCGAAGAGACCATCACCGACTCGGTATACAAAAGGATGGATGCTGAGATGACCCGGCTTGGCAAGCGCATCGAGAGTCTTGAGCAGCGTGTAGCCGAGTTAGAAGCCGAGAACCGCGGCATCATCAAGGAACGCGATAGCGCGCTGGCTGAAGTCGCGCGACTGGAAGCGGTCAACCTCGGGCGCGGCGAGTTCAAAAACGAGTTGCAGGTTCTGCAATCCGCCAAACGAATATCGGGGGCAGCATGAATGCACAGTTTTTCGACCGCGCCCGCAAAGGACGCCTGCTAGGCCCGACCCTCACGCAGAGCGAGGTTGACGGGTGCACGGCTATCCTCGTTGCGCTGGAAGGCTTGCCGCTGGCTCACATCGCATACGGCCTAGCAACCGCTTACCACGAGACGGCGCACACGATGCTGCCGATCAAGGAGAACGGTGGCCCAGCCTACTTCTTCCGCATGTACGACCCGCACGGCAACCGGCCTGATGTTGCGCGCCGGCTCGGCAACACGGAGCCCGGCGATGGCTGCCGTTATGCGGGCCGTGGCTATGTGCAGTTGACAGGCCGCGCCAACTACCAGCGCGCACAGGATGCACTGGGGCAACCGCTGGTGAGCAATCCCGACCTCGCGATGGATCCGACCATCGCCGCTAAGGTGATGCGCCAAGGCATGAAAGCGGGATGGTTCACCGGTAAGACGTTCGCGTCATATTTGCCCGCGACCGGCGCTGCCACGATGGCGCAGTTCATGTCGGCGCGACGGATCATCAACGGGGCAGATCGCTGCGCGGATATCGCCGCCTATGCTGCCGAGTTTCAGGACTATTTGGCATGACAGACACCCGCCTCAACTCGCTGCTAGAGGTCGGTACGCTCGCCCTGATCGGCCTGTTCTCCGCTGTCCTCGCCGGCCTGTCGATCCGCAAGGGCGATGCCAGCGGCGCGGCTGCATGGTCCGCGATCCTGATGGCGATCATCAACACGATCAAGGAAAGCCGCTCAAGCCGCACGATTGATCGGATGGGGCAGCAGCTTGCCGCAGCTTCGCCACCTAGCGATGGGCCGGCCGGCACGCCAAGCGATCCCGTGGCTGTGAAGGAGGTAACGCCGTGACAATCCTATGGCTGCTCTCAAACTGGCGCTGGCTCCTAGGCGCCATAGCAACCGCCACCCTAGCCATCCTCCTCACCACCACCACGATCGACCGCGACCAGTGGCGCGCTACGGCTCGCAAGGCAGACGCGACGATCGCCAAGTTCACCGTCGCGCAAGATACCGCACAAAAGGCTGCACAAGCCGCCCACGACGCTCAGGAACAACGCTATAAGGATCTCGCCAATGCTGCCGACAAGGATCATGCCGCTGCGCTCGCTGATGCTGGGACTGCCACTGATCGTTGGATCGCTGCTCACCGGGTGCCAGTCTGCCCCGCTAGTCGTGCAGCCGGCGGTTCCGTTGCCGGCACCTCGGGTAGCGGTGCCGAAAGTCCTGTCCGATCCGATCCGGCGCCCGGGATGGTTGCCGTCTCGCCCGAGTCCATCCACATCTGCACCGACAACACGCTGAGGCTTGAAGCGGCGCAGGATTGGGCGGTGGGGCTTAATCAGTAGGCGGTGCGGGTAGCGGCATCCAATGCGTTGGGTTACCTCTATGATTGCAGCCCGTCATGGCGTTGTCCTGCCACCAGCCACAGTCGCTCCAAAGCGAAGAAACGATCGCCGGGTTATCGGGCCAATCACCAAGATCAGGTATAAACAGGAGTAGGTCTGTACCATCCTTCGGCGCTGTCTCAATCGGCTGCCAAGTCAAAGTCACCTCCTCCCAGCCATAATCTGCAACTGAGCCTGATTCTGTAGCGCCGCTTCAAACCGTGCCTGATAGGGCTTGCTGTCTTCGCCCCACCCATCTTCTAGCATGGTACGAGTCAACAAAGAGGTACCGTATGCCCTGACAGTTTCCATCTCACTCGGCGTCAGAACCCTCGTATTCAGCGCCCACCACAAGTCGTCCTTTTGCTTCTGAGTGAGGCAGGCTTTCTTCGCACTCATGTAGGCAATCGCTGGTGGCGATCCTTGGTTCATTAAATCCCAGCAGAATGTCATCTCACCATCCTATCGCATCACCCCGCCAACGCCAGCAGGGTTTCGGGGTTAGTCGCCAGTGGCAACAATGGGCGCTTCAAGAGCCTCATCAACCTTTTCGGCAATCGATTCGTGGAACTGAGCGATAAGGAACCGCTCGCGCTGCGCATCAAGATCGCGCCACCACATCTGCCAGATAATCGTATCAGCCGCTTCATGATCACCAGCCGCGACAAGGCGATCGACCACAGCCTTGAGGTGCACGTTGTTCAGCGCTCGGTGCTTGCTGACGGCCTGCGGTTTGTAGCCAGAATAGACCTCGCTCGCCTTCATCACATCTCCTTCCCTTGAGGTTCGAGGGCGGCTCGGGCTGTGGACCGCACATGCTCTACCCAACCGTGAGTAATACCTGGTCCGTAATCTCGGATATGTTCCAACGCCGCCCGCAACCGCAGCACTTCATCGCTGGGTGTGGCTGCGGTTGCCGATAGGGCGGCGAGAGTATCCCGCACGATAGGAATAACTGCTCCTGCCGCCTTCTCGTAACGACGCCAAGCGCGGTGAAACAGCATGACGCGCGGTTCATCCGTGAACGGGTCTCGGTATTCCCGTCGATCGTCTTCGGGCCAGTCCCCCTCGAAATTGTGCTGGTAGAGCGTGTTAGGACTGAATCCCCGTTCAGAACAGATCGCCCGCGCCACAGCCTCCACCAGCGCCTCGTGTTGGGGGTTCGTCATGGCAACATAACCCTTATGACTGTCAGGATCGGGATTGCGATGATGGCTAGGAGGACCACCAGCGCAATTAGCGAGCACCATCCACCCGGCCCTTCGTCAGGCGAGCCGGGATCTAAACCCGGAACGCCCGCGCCTATCCCAAGCAGCTTGCTCACCACTCCCCCACATCGGTTGCCGGGGCGGCGGGGAGTGGCGCTGTCCGGTCGAACATATCCTCGCCGTTGACGCGCCGTGTCTCTAAGCCGCACGCTTCGCACACGAACGCCTGCTTTTTCTCGTCCCTGTGCATCCGCATCATGGTTGAGCAGCCACCGCAGTACGGCACGTAGCCCGGCTCGCCGAGAGATGGACCGAACCGGCTCACTGTTCCCGCGCCCCATGCTGGCGGGCGAGGGCGAGCGCGTGACATGCTGCTTTCGTGTCCATGACGATAAGCTGATCACCTTGCTGGATGTAGACCATAGAGCCGACGAGGACGTGCAGCGGTTTTAACCCGTCGTTGTCGATCTCGACGGCGTTCGGTCCTAAGCCATGCTGCTCCGAAGCATTACCGTTGAGTGCGGTATCAGCTTTCGCGATAGCACGGCCGAGACCGAAGAACGGTGCGCCTCCAAGATGCGTGCCATTGTCAGAGTTGTATTTGTCCATTGCCGTGAGAACTGAATTGGCCTTATCGCGCAGGTCTATCAACGCCTCCACCACCCCCGGCTCGGCCTCTGCCTGCCTGAGCGCTAAGGCCTCGTCGCATTCTGGAACATCGTATGTTTCCTTGAATACCTGCCAGCCCACCTGCTGGTCATGGCTAAGATCACTACGCTTGATGACGATATAATCGCCTTCGCGCTCAACCACACTGGTCATGATTTTGGGCCGCTATCCGAGATGAAAGCCGCCAGACCATCGTCACAAGCGTTCAGCCGTGACGGCCTCCACGCGCGGACCACGCCCTGACCCTGTACGAACTCGTCTTGTGTCCAGCACCAGCCTGCGAACTTCCATTCGTCAACGCCGTGATTATCAAAGCCGTTGAAGCCGATGGTGCAGGCCAGCCGCGCATCGCTAAGCGGATGATCACCATGTAGATAATCGACAACCAGTTCAACCAGCGTGTCGTCTTTTGGTGCAGTATCGATCGGCTGCCACTGTCCGGCGTGAGTTCCGAGCAACGCCAAAACGCGTTCGGCTATTTCAGCAGCATTGTTCTGCCGCTCGTTGCGCTTGTCATCACTGAGAAGCGCTGCATCATCCCAAGCATAGGGGTCGATGATCTGGGCGGCTTGCTCTAGAGCCTGTTCTGTCGGGTTCATTTGTTTATGTCCTTTTCGTTATCTGCCTGCCTGAGCGCGGTTACGATGGCGGATGCCTTCTCAATACTATCCGCGACGACTAAATTCTTCCGTCGTTCAGCCGATCGCTTCATCATGGCGATCTGCTTCGGGTCTTCGGGAAGACGGCCCTCTCCGCGCAATATTTCAAGAAAGCGGTTACGCCGCGCCCATGCGTCCGGAGATATGATCCGTGCCAGCGCCTCAATCTGCGCCGCGAGGGTGGGGTCGGTCATAGCGGGTGCCCTACAGAACCATCGTCATAGAGCGGTCGCGTACCGTTCCAGTTGATGTAGCCGATAAAGCGCCGAGGATAGCCATCAGCAGCGCTTTTCTGCGCCAACTTCCGCACGCGATCGTTGTTCGGTTTGTTCGTCACTTCCGCTCTCCTTCCAGATATGCGCGAGCATCACACCACCCGCGATTGAATAGGCGCTCGCTCCAAGTTGCGTCACCCTTAGGTATGGGTGGGCCTGCCTCACCCCGGAGAAAGCTTTCCTCACCGCGCTCGTAAGGTGTCACACTCAACCCAGCCGCGATGGCCGCGATATCCCCGCTCACTTGGTGGGCTCCTTCGAGAGGGCGCGGAGATGTGAAGCGATACGCCGAGCGCCTTCTTCGTAACCAAGAGTAAAATCGTCCGGTGTGTCCGTCTTCCTTGCGTGGGTATCAGCCACCTCCGCAGCCGCCCGCACCCCTTCCGCACGGCCAACCTCGTAGGATGCTGCGATTGCGGCAACAGCAGCGGCATACGGACCATCCGGGTTGAGCGACTTCGCGCTTCGGATTAGCAACGCTACCGAGGGTTGGCCACGCATCGAATATTCATGAGCGAGCAGCTCGCGCGCCTTGTCCTCGACCCGTTGCACCTCCATGCTCTCCGCAACCGGCGTTGCATCCTTACTCATCATGCGGGCACCTGCTTGTTCCACGGCTTGAAGGCCAGCAGCTTGTCCGTGGTGTAGTCGGCCCATGAGCCGGTAAATGTCAGCGCGCGGTCGTCGATCGTGATGAGGGCTGGCGGCTTCTCTTTTGGCCACTTGATCGCGGCGAGGATTGGGTCAGCATCACCGGCGTCCATCTCGCGATAGAAGTTCAGTTTGAGATAGAACTGCATCGCCTCAATCCCCATCGGCTGATTGCTGCGGGATGAGAAAATCGCGACCGTGAAAACTTTCGAGGCATCCGTGATGAACCTGACAGTGCCCGGAACAATTGGGTCGGGGATCACGTCAGCACCCTTCCACCCACTGTCATAGCCATGGATTACGCCGTCAAAGTCGAGACATAGAATAGGCTTACTCATCATACGGGCCTTTGTGGTTTTGGGTGGGGGTGCTGGCGCGGAGGGCGCGTAGACCTGCCGGCATGTAGCGAGCGCGGCGAAGCGCGGCGCGAACGGCTGGCGTGTTCGGAATCGCCGGCCCCGCATTGCCGTCGATGCGGCCGGGCTCAGGTGAGACAGCGAACCTTTCGACGATCTCACACGGCACCGGGAAGCGATCGAACGCAGGCGCAGTGCCGTACCGATGCTTATGGTAGTAGCCAGGGTTCGCGTCGATCCGATCTCGGCTGTATTTGCCAGCCCACGGCAGCGGATAGGCGTATCCGGCATCCTCCGGGCGCCATAGCGTGATGTACCGATTGCGCCGGAACTCAGACCGTACGTCCACGATGTAGAACACCCGCGCCTCTTGCCCCGCCAGCGCCTCCAACTCGGGGGTCATGCTGCGATCCTTTCGCCGGTACCGAGCCGGGAAGCCGCAACAGCCATGCAATCAACCCGCTCGCCTTTGAACAGTTCGGTGTATTCGTTCTTTTCGATTCCGATGAACCGCCGTTGCTCGCGTTGAGCTGCAACAAGGAAGCTGCCGCTACCAAAAGCGTTATCCAGAACGAGATCACCGGGATTTGAATATGTGCGGATCAGGTATTGCCCCAGCCCGACCGGCTTCTGGGTAGAGTGCCAAACCGTTCGCTCCGGTTCGCTCTCTGCGGTCTTGAAGTAGACCACATCCGTAGGGTAGCGGCCTCCTTCGCTCCTCACATGGGATGCGGAAAAGTCACCGTAAGATCCGGTCTGCTGATCTTTCCGGACACCTTTGTCGTAGGCTGCACCCTCGCCCATTTGCGGGTTATAGGTAGGCTTTCCTGGGTAAAAAACGCACACATCCTCATGCTTCCGAAGCGGTTGCTTTTTGGCATTGAGGAAATTGGTCGCCTTCGACTTCTCCCAAACCAGCTTGTACCGGAACCAGTCTTCGTTGGAGAGGATCAGCCGAGCGGTAAATGCGCCTTGCGATGTCAGCACGATCGCGCCGGAAGGTTTGAGCAGGCGGCGGTATTCCGACCATAGCCCCGGCAGGTCAATAACGCTGTCCCAGCGATTCTGCGTCGTGCCGTAGGGTAGGTCGCATAGGATGAGATCGACGCTGCTGCTTGGCAACGCAGGCATAACGGCTAGGCAATCGCCCTCGTAGAGCACGCCGCCTGCCACTTCCACCCGCCCGCTCACGACAGCGATCCAGCGAGAGGGGTGGAAACCACACGCCCAGCCATCCCCGGTGCCACTCCGGTGCAAAGTGCGTCGATACGCCCTTTGTTCTGTGCCCGTTCCCCGCAACCCACGGCGATAGGTGACGTATTCCTGCGCCTTACAGATGCAGGCCTTTCCCTCCGAAGGCAGGGGATGGTCATGCTGGCACCTGAGTGGTGCAGAGGCGGGCTGCATTGCGCTTCGGTGTTCCTGGCGTAGGAACCCAGCCGAGAGCAGACGATTGCGCGCGCCACATCTTTCCGGTGCGGATTTTACTCACCATAGAATGACCGATCGGCAGGCCTTGCGCGCACTGGCTGTTATCCCAGCCGCGTTGCAGACGTTCGACAACCTTAGCTAAGCCTTCTTCGGACAGCTTAGCATGGCCATTTTCCGCGCCTGATTGGCTTGCAGGGCCAGCCCATCTACCGCGTTCTTTCTTATCCTGCATGTTGTCGCCATGTGTTCCCCAGCGAAGGTGGTTGGGGTTGCAGCAAGGCGGGTTATCGCAAGAATGCAGAGCGAAAAGCCCGATCGGGTCTTTGCCCGTCGCCAACTTCAGCGCGTATCGCGAGGCAGATCCTTTTCGGCCATACCGACCATAGCCGCCACGGGCGGTTTTCCCCTGCCAGAGCCAGCAATCATCCGCTCCGCGCACGCAAACTGTAGCCCAGAACGCCGAGTCGGCTTTGGGGTAGCTATCCGTGACTATTCCGTAGCCTGTCATTCCGATTTGCTCCGATCGTGTCCGGTATGTTCCGGTTCGATGGATCTCGAATGACGCTTGGCCGAAAATATCCCGTGTAATCACAAGATATTGGTCGGGGAGACAGGATTTGAACCTGCGACATCCTGCTCCCAAAGCAGTCATTCTATACCACCGTTTTCCGCAGTTTTTGTAGCAGTTGCGCTATCCTCTGACAATAGCGCTCCGTGATTATTCCGTGACTCCGTGTCAGCCATGATTGCGCGCAAATCGTCCTCCAGGACGTGCGCGTAACGGGATGTGGTCGCGATATCGGTGTGACCAAGCAGCTTCTGAGCCGCCTTGAGGTTCCCGCTTGCGCGAACGATCCGGGTGGCGCTGGTATGCCGCAGGTCGTGGAAGCGAAAATCGCTGATGCCGGCTTCCTTGAGGGCCGCGCTCCACTGGCGCTTCCAGCCCTCGGCACTGAACGGATAGCGGATACCCTTGCGCCGTGCTGGTCGGTCTGGTCGCGCCGGCGCCGGCCGCTGGCACTTGTAGGTGAAGACGAACGGGCAATCATCCAGACGCGGCCGACTCATGATGATCTCGACCATGCGGGCTGTCAGCGGGAAGACATGCCAGACGTTGCCCTTGGTATGAACGCGTGCCCTCGCTGCTGCGAGATCAACCTCGTCCCACTTCAAGCCGATCACCGCGCCGCGCCGCTGACCCGACAGGATCGCGAATTCGACCACTGCGCCAAGGTCATCTCCTAGGTGGGAAAGCAGATTGCGTTGATCGTCGGTGGACAGCTCGCGCACGCGCTCCCGCGGTTCGGCAAGCTTGAGATCCTTCCACTTGATCGCGCCGTCTGTATCGGGCTGCGGCACATCGAAGCCGCCAAGCCGAGCGTGCTTCATCACGCGCTGCAACAGGGCGATCTCTCGGTTCACGCTGGCGGGTGATACCGTCGCCCGGCGCTTGGCTACGAACGCGCGCATATCGGCCTGTTTGATGTCGTTGATGAACTTGAGCCGGCCGATGATCGAGCAGAGATTGTCGAGCTGGTATTCCGTCGTGCCGGCGTTGTTCTCGTGCTGCCCCTTGTCGTTCCAGTACGACAGGCAGGCTGCATCGAGCGTGATGCCGGGCTTCGTGTCGTCGCCTAGCGCGACCTGGCGCTTGAGGTTGGCTTCGAAGACTTCTGCGTCTCGCTTTTTCGTGCAGCCCGTAGAGCCATGAAACCGCTGCTTGTTCCTCTGGAAATCGTACTGCCAGTAGGGCGAGCGCGGGTCTTTACGGATGGACATGGGTCATCTTTCCTGCGGCGGTCAGCGAGGTACGCATCGCAGTCTTCGGGGGTGTAACGGAACATGCGATCGGTGAGCGCGATATAGGCGATCTGCCCTGTCTGGCGAAGCTTGCGCAAGGTCCGCTCGCTCATGTTGAGGCGGTCTGCGGCCTCCTGCGCGGTCATGAGCGCCGTCATCGGATCATCCGCCCCAGCTTGGCGAGCGTCACCGGGCTGGCGTTCTCCGCGACCCAGCGGGCACGGCGGGACACTTCCTCGCTCGGGTCGGTCTCTGTCGCGCCGATCAGGGCCTCGCGGACGATGCGCGCGCGGCTGGCGAGCGTGGCGGCTGCGGTTGGGTGGGCTGCTGGGCGGGTCATGCGAAGTACTTCCAGAGCCAGTAGATGCAGCCGAAAAGCCCGATCACCACGTTGATAATCTGGCACCACATGATGATGCGTAGTGTGCCGACTTCCCAAGGGCGGAAGGGCGCAGCCATGCTGTCCTCAATTTCCACGCACCACCCCCTTCCCGACCACCCAAAAGCTATCCCCCAGCCGCTCCCGATCGGTGCGCCGGCGCAGCTTCTCCGCCAGACAAGCGCCGACGATGGCATGATCTACGCGGAGCCAGATGTTGCGGTGCTGTAGGGTGAAGGCGGGCGTCATGCTGCCAGATCCTCTAGCTGCTGCTCGATGCGGCGAGTGAACGTCCAGGCGTCTTGCACCGCGAAGCCGAAGGCATCTTGCGGCGTTTCGGCTTCGGCGATGAACTGTTTCTCGGTGTTGATGTAGCAAGCGTAGCCAACGACTTCATATTCATTGGCCGTCTTGCTGCCTTCGGTGCGCTGCATGATGCGAGCGGTCGCTTTCTGCGCCGAGGCGTTCCAGCCACCATTCTCCCAAACATGCGGCTCCCACCCGCTTCCCATCTTCTCCGCCATATCTGCGGCCTCCGAGATCGCCCGATCGTAGCCCGCTTTTGTGCAGTTGCACCCACACCGGGGGGAGCAGAACACACCGCCCGGGAGATCGCGGGCGACCCACCCGTTACCTGGCTCGGGCGCCATGAGTGCAGTTGCCATCACTTCGCCCCTTCGCCAGCAAGAACCGCAATCCGCCCCGTCGCCGCATCCCGCAGCGCCTGCCCCTCGTCCTCGGACAGCGCCGGCAGCGTCAGCCGCACCGCCTTGTTGATGCGCTCGGGGTCCGTGGCGACTGAGCCGCGATGCGCGACGATGTTGGCGGGCGCGTTCATCCGAACACAGCCCAACCAGCGAGGCACCAAACAATCGCCAGCGTCCAAAGCAGCACCGTCAGCCACAGCGGCTCAGCGGATGCTTCGGCGATGGTGGTGAATTTCTGGAATGGGGTCATGACAGGTCACTCAGTTCGGAGGCTTCTGCGCAAAGGGATTCAAAAGCCTCATCAGTGAGCGCGGGAAGCAAGCGAATGCGGACCGGGCCGTTCAGGCCGTCGCCCTCGATAACTGCGTGCGTTCCTGCGCGCTCATCTCTACTGAGGTTGCGCCACTTCGAGACTAGGTAAGCGCCAAACATGCAGGCAGTGGGCGCGCCTCGCTGCGTCGGGCCTACTGAGAAGCCCGCGCGCTTCATGAGGCGTTTGGCAGAACTGTATGCCTCGTGAGCCGCGCTCCCGTGGAAAACCACGAAATGCCGGCCTTGCTGTACGGTTTCGCTCACTTGCCGTTCTCCAAGATCCAGTTGTCGATCTCCTCGAACAGCGCCGCGCGCGTAGGCTCGACGAAACTGCGGCTGTCGTCCGGGCCGTCAAAGTCCGGGTGTGTTGCTTCCCACCAGCCGAGCCAGTTCTCTTCGATCAGCCAGCCGCGATGACGCTCTTTAGTCATGCCCGCGCCCTCTCTGCTTTGATGCCATTGATGGTCCGGCGCGCGTCGGTCGCCCATTTGGCCAAGTCGCCAAAGTTTCCGGCCAGCGCGTCTTCGATGATCTCGATCAGTTCGGCGATCTGCGCGTCTGCGAGTTCGGCGATCGGCTCAGCATCAATCAAGGCAGCCGTGTAACCAATGTGATGGCCCTGCTCCCATTCTGTGGGGTCGCTGAGGCTGACGCCACCAAGCGCGTCGATCGTGCGTGCGATAGTGCTCATGCCACATCCATCGCGTTGCAAGCCCGCGTCCACGTCAGCCCTGTCAGCGCATGCAGGGTCTCGCAGAACTCGGACTGCAACGCTTCCTGCCGCCCCTCTAGACGGGTCCACGCAGCATCCTCGTCTACGGTGGGATCACGCCCAACGCACTGAGCGCGCAACGTCGAGAACCACACGCCATTGATGTGCAGATCCTGCGCGATCGAGGGCAGGCTGCGGGTGATTGCTGCTGGTTGCGTGGCCATCAGAACGCCTCCTCAAGATCGTCTTCGTCTTCATCTTCGACGTCATCAAAGACAGGTGCGGGCGTCAGTCGCTCGATCAAATCGTCGAGATCGCCGACCTTCCACTTGTCGCGGAACTCAACGGCAGCGGCGAGAAGGGCCTCATTGCGCGCTAGATGCGCCGCAACCTGACGATCACGTTTGTCCCACATCGCAGCCCATTTCGGATTGCTCATGGAGCAGATGCGGTGGTGAGTGACGTAGTGCCAGTCCCAATTCGCGGTTTTCTGGTAGGACAGGTATTCGCCATCAGTGATCGGCTTCTTGCAGGTGCTGCAATTCATTTCGCCGGTCGATGATGTCGCTGCATTGAGCAACTGGTGTCCGTAGGGCTGGCCCATCAGAACGCCTCCGTCGCAGGCCAAGCCGAACCCAGCCACAGAACCGGCTCATCGCTCTGCCGATCGAGGTACGAAGCCGTCAGACCGCCGCACTCGGGGCAGTAGCATACCTCTGTCGGGCGGATCGTGTCGCAGCCGCCACAGCGCCACACGTCGGGCGCGCTTGGGTCGTTGGCGTCGTATCCGTCGCCTCGGTCCCACGTTGGTCGCAGCACTGCGCGGGTGTTCTCGGCGGCTATGTCGGGGAAGGTGGCGTGCTTCATGCCTGCACCACGCGGTAGGCGAGCGCGGCATCCGCCATCGTGTAGCAGTGACGGACCTGTTCAGCCGCTGTCAGGTTGACACCGAAATTGTAGTTTGCTGCCAGCGCCTGCCCTGCGAACCAGTCGCGCAGGGTCATGCCGGTCTGCGCGGTGTCAAACGCTACGGGGAATGCTGGGGGGTTCTGTTCCGTTGCCACGGTGCGTGATCTCTGCGGGGCGTTCATTCGGGTTCTCCACGCAAATCGGCGGCGCTAGGTTTATTAGCGACCCGGACAAGACGCAGTTTTGCGAGCCGTAGCGGCTCACTCTTTTCGCCAAGCCGAACGGTTAACGTTTTGCCCTCGGACCAACTTTCCAGCCTGAGTGCATCGCTGATTATGTCCAAGACATCTTCGTCGGACATGCCGGAGAAGTTGGCGGGGGCGTTCATGCTGCAAGCGCCTGAACAGCAGCCTCAGCCTGGGCGAGGCGATTGCGCGCTTCTTCAAGCTCGCGGGTACGCGCCGTATGCTCGTCTGGCCACGCTGCGTTTGCTGCTACGATAGCCTTTGCCAGCGCCTCGCTCAGGCTCGTGGTGGAACTGCCAAGCTCGCATGCACCATACCGATGGAGATAGACGGTATAGCTGCCCTTGGTCATGCTCGCCGAAGCGGCGCCATGCGGCCAATGCGCTTTTACGTAGGCTGCGATCTCGGATGCGATCGCGTCAATATGCCCTGACTGTGCCACGGCGTTCACGCTGCCACCTGCACGAGCGAGCCGTTGCCGATCGCCTGCTTGAACTGCCACACGGGCAGATACGTGCCGATGCCGCTGCCGTCAGTGCGGCGAACGTCCACGCTCTTGCTGTTGCTGCGGAACTCTACGTCGTACTCGCGGCCGGCGGTCAGATAATCGAACGCGGTAACGACGGAGTAGCGGGCCTTGGAGGTGTAATGTGCCACGGTGCGTGATCTCCTGCCGAGCGAGATGTTCGCTGCGGTGTGGAGACTGTTTAGATCAGCTAAACGTGGCGCGCAAGAGAAAAGTTTAGATTATCGAAACACGGTTTAGCGCGCGCAAGGAAATGCTTTCATGAGAGTCGCAGCGACGAGCCCTGCGGCACCTTGATTTCTCGTTACGGGATCGTCTCGGAGATCCTTGACAACAATATCTTCTAACTGGCCCGGCGTGACGTTCGAGGGGATGCAAACCAGCTTAGAGCCGATGCCTGCATCTTGATATGTGTTAACTAAGTCAGTGACGCCGCGAATGTAGGAAACGCATCTCCCTTGGCTGAAAAGCGTTTGATCTAGACATTGCGCATAGAGCGTATTCCCCGTGTCGAAGGCCATCCCAGATGCTAAAAGAAGTGCGATAAACATATTTTTATTATCCGTTAGTGCCGTCACGCTCCGGCGCCTGCTCAAACATTTTGGTATTCTCGATCGCCTCAAGCGCGGAGGATCGCAGCCGTTTCAATGCGGCCGCATCCTCGGGGTGCATCAGCAATTCAAAAGGCGCGATGTTGAGATAGGCGGCAATTTCGTTGATTGCTTCGCGCGTATACTGCTGCTCACCTCGGATCATGAGGCTGACCCGCGCCTTGTTCCACTCCAGGTCGCGAGCAACGTCAGCCTGCTTCTTGCCGGCATAGGCAAGCCATTCCTTGAAATACCAATCATGATCCGGCGCAGCCATGCCGGACATATACCATCCTGCGCGCCACGGGTCGTTTCGGCGGCCTAAACAATGCGCTTGCGAAAAACGTTTAGAATGGCTAAACATGCTGGATGATGACGCTTGCAGCATATTTGGAACGACCGGGCTCCATGCAGCTTACCGAGCTGGCGAAAGCCATCGGGATTTCCAAAGGTAGACTTTCGCAGCTTCGCGATAGCCGCGAGTGGCCCCCAGCTCTGGCGCTTTCTGCCGAGAGGGCGACCAACGGGGCTTTGAGCGCATCCCTGATTTGCCCTGTTGTCGCCGAAGCCCGCCACGGGCTCGCAGCATGACCAGCCCCACAGCCGCAGCGATCCTGATCGCCACCTACTTCGCCGCCCTCATCCTGCTCTGGGCGTGGGCCTTCCTCGCGCCTGTCGAGCGGGTTGAGGAGCAGATTGAATATCGTATTCATACGGAGGCTTCTAATGCTGCATAACAGCAATGTCTTACCGCGCCGGTCGCGGCCGACCAAAAAATCATACCGCAGTGCCGTAAAGCAGATCGTGCTTGCTATTCAGGCGGAGCATGGCCTCAACGATCCGGAATTAGCTGAACGGCTGGGTTGCTCGGCGCCGACGATCGCCAACGCGCGGCGCGAGAATACCAACCTCGACGGCGTGACGCTCGCAAATATTGAGTATGAGTTCGGCCCAAGCGCACTGGACCCGTTCCTTGCATTGGGCGGGTCTCGTGGTGTTCCGTTGCCGGTCATCGACAATTCCGCGGGCTCGCCTGAGATCGCATTGCTCGATGCCCTCCGTGTCGTGTTTGCCACGACGGGCGCAGATAGCGGCGAGCGCATGCACACGCTGCGAGCCGCTCGGTCTGAGTTAGACAAGCTGATCGCTGACGGCGAAGGCTCTGGCCTGCGGGTGGTCGCATGAAGCGCGCTGCCGTCCACCATATTCACTCTGACCGGATCGCCCGTGCGCTTGAGAAGCAGGCGATGGTCGAGGCAGCTGCTGCGCTTGCGCCGGCAATCGCGGCACTGTCCCGCGAGCACCGGGTTACCCCTCGCACGATCGCACGCATCGCCGCTGTTCGCGCTGCTGAGGTGTCAGCATGACGCACCTATTCCACGTAGACGCGCCCGCGGTAGCCGATCCGGGCGACGAGCTGGCACTACAAATCGCGCTGCGCAAGGCGATCAGCAAGACGCCGAGCGTAAAGCTGGTAGCGATCCCCAATGGCGCGCAGCGCACGACCTGGGCGGCTATGAAAGCCAAGCAAGAAGGGATGGCCGCAGGCTTTCCGGACTGCGAGATCCTCTGGAATGGTGGTCGCGCCTATGTCGAGTTGAAGACGCGCACGGGCACGCTCTCCGAGCAGCAGCACGTCTGGCTAAACTGGCTGACGCAGAACGGCCATTCGTGCGGTGTCTTCCGCTCGGTCGCGACGTGCCTGACTTGGCTGCATGGCCTTGGCGCACCAGTCGCGAGGGTGACGGCATGAGCGAAGATGCTTTCGAGGCGTATGGCGAGCAAGTCGCGCCGGTTATTGCAGACCGACGCCCGAACCGCCGTGCGAAACAGCCGTCTGCTCTCGACCTAAAGATGGAGGAAAAGGCTCGCCTGACGCGTGCTTATAAGGCCGCGAAACGCGCCGAACGTATTGAGATCCTGAAAGCCGAACCCCGGCTTCTCGACTTCATGCGTTACCTGCGCAGCGTTACGGCCGATCAGGCGGATGACCTGCTCGAGGCGGTCGCCGACAGCAAATGGCTTATGTCGGCGCCGCAGACTGTGCGCGGTTTCGCGCTCAGCCGCATTGCGCGCCGCCAGGAGAAGCTCCTGTTGATGCTCGGCATGATCCCTTTGGATGACCCGATGCCGCCCGAAACGTCCGTATTCTTTGAGGCGCAGAAGCTGCTTCGCCGAGGTGGTGCGCTGTGAGCGATCCCTTTGACGACTATGGCATCGCTGTCACGAAGCCCGAGCGGGCGCCTGCACTGACGGGGCCGATCAAGACCCGCGCTGCTGCTCGAGCAGAATATGCCGGCATCATCGCAGAGCTTTACGGCTGCGAGGATCAGGACACACTCGACCTGTACCTGATGACGATCGGCGAACAGCTTCTGCAGTTCGAAAACGAGATCGATTTTCTCTGGCTTGGCGACGGCGCCGATTTCCTCGGCCTGAACCGCGAGATCGAACAAGCGAAATTACGAGTTTCGGCCTGAACGGGCCGGAAGGCGGGCGCACATTCTGCGTCCGAAACACAAGCAAGGAAAAGACACCATGAACGCAATGACCGAACTCAATCAGAGCACTGCACTTGCCGCACCCGGTGGCTATGATCCGTTTGCCGCTTATGGCCAGGAGGCCTCGAACGCCGGCGCCTTCCTGAAATTCTCCAAGGGTGAATGGC